TTACTATGATTGCTTTTTATGATGGATCAAATGATTTCTGCGGTCAAATCACTATTGATGCAGGTGCAAACACAACGCAGTACAACACCTCATCCGACTACCGTTTGAAAAACACCATTGCGCCAATGACAGGTGCTTTGGAAAAGGTGGCTTTGCTCAAGCCCGTCACTTACAAGTGGAATTCAAATGGCTCAGATGGTCAGGGTTTTATTGCTCACGAGTTGGCTAAAGTCTGCCCTGATGCAGTAGTTGGCGCAAAAGACGCAATTGATGCTGATGGCAAGCCTGTCTACCAAGGCATTGACACATCATTTCTTGTGGCAACCCTTGCAGCAGCCATTCAAGAACTCAAAGCAGAGTTTGACGCATACAAAGCAACCCACCCTTAAGGAACCACTATGACCACCACTTGGAAAATTACACAGACCGACTACCAAACTGCTGACGGTTTCATCACCACAGCCCACTGGACTGCTACAGCAGTGGATGGGAAATACACAGCCTCTATCTATTCCACTTGCAGCTTTGCCACTGCTACACCATCCATCCCTTACGCCAGCGTGACTGAGCAAGAGGTGTTGGCTTGGTGCTGGAACAACGGCGTGGACAAAGACGCAACAGAGGCTTCTCTGGCTGCCCAAATTGCATTGCAACAAAATCCAGTGACATCCACTGGAACACCCTGGAGCGCAACATGAAATTACTTGCCCTTGCAGTTTGTTCTGTGGCCCTGACAGGCTGCGCCACTGCCGAATATGCAGCGTATGCTGACATCCACAAGGCCCAAGCAGCCTCTCAAACGGCCCGGTATCAGGCGCTGGCTGACATTGCCAAGCAAGGTGATACCGCCGCCAAAGTTGCTGCTGTAATGTCTTTGCAAATGGGTGGGCAACAGCAGCAAGCCAGCCCGATTGCTGCGCCCAAGTCTTTCGGCGATCACCTGCTTCAGTGGACTTCTGTGTTGCTGCCCACTGCTACCCAAATTTACAGCGTAGGCAAACAAGCCCAGGTTGGTATTGCACAAAGCAACAACGCAACAGCTTTGGGTGTCAGTACCAACGCAGCGTTTGTCGGCATTGCTGGCAAGATTCAAGCGCCAGCAGCCAACGTGACCACTACAAACACAACGACTACAACGACCAGCACAGATAGCACGCACGCTCCGACTGTTGTCACTCAGCCAGCACCGATCATTGTCACCCAGCCAGCGCCCGTGATTGTGCCAACCACAGTCAACAACATCACACCCGCAACAGTGCCATGACCACTATTGACAAAACAGATGCGCGTCTATCGACGCATGAAGAAATCTGCGCCCTCCGCTATGAGCAGATCAATGCACGGCTAAAGCGGATTGAAACAATCATGCTGCAAACTGCGGGTGTAATGATCCTGTCAATGGCTGGCACTATATTCAGTGCCATGTGGCTGCTCAAATGAAAGATTGGGCCATTGCATTTATTGCAGCGGCCAGTCTTGTTGGGTTTGTTGTCTGGTCCACAAGCATAATCGTGCCATTCGTATGGAGTCTGTGAAATGTTACTTGAGCTTGCGGCGGCAAACGCAGCCTTTAACGTCATTAAGCAGGCTCTCGCCAACGGCAAAGATTTGTCTGATATGGGGTCAAAGGTCTTTGACTACTTTGACAACAAAGCCGCAATTCAGCAGAAGGTCAACGAAAAAGGCAATAGGTCAGACATTGAGGAATTCTTTGCTTTGGAGAAACTCAACGCCCAAGAGGTTGAGTTGCGTGAACGGATGGTCTACGCTGGCAGGCCAGGTATGTGGCAAGACTGGCAGAAGTTCCAAGCTGCTGCGGCCCGCAGGCGCAGGGAATACAAAGAGGCTGAAATCAAGGCCATCAGGCTGCGCAAAAACAAGATGGACCGCTTGATTGAGTATTTTGCGATTGGCATTTCCACAGTCATTCTTGCTGCACTCTTAATCTACGGCATCGTCATTTACATGATGTACATCCGAAAATGAGCGACAAGACAGAATCCATCATTGACAAGGTGCTGGCCTATGTGGACAGCCCCTTCAAGCTGTTTGCAGCCATCCTGATGGGTGTCATTGCCTTTTCTGGTTACTTCCTTTGGCAGAACCAAGAGTTTATGAGGGACGCTTACAAAGAGTCCAAGAAGCTGCCTGAGATCAACACATCCCGCGCTGATGACGCCAGTTCGATGTTGCTCAAGAAGACGGGGGCTACGGTGGTGGCGGTGTTCAAGGTCAACCCCCTGTTCAACAGCCGGGTGCTGTACCGGGCTTACACCAAGGACGGGCGCGACAAGACGATTGAGGACATTGATGTGGGGCTGTTCAGCCAAAATACGTCCAACAACTCGGACGTTGTGAAGCTGATGACCAACGAAATCCCTTGTGGTGAATACCGCTACGCTCAGTCTGAGGTTGGGCTTTGGTATCTGGAAAAGGGCGTGGCGTACACCTGCCGGGTCAGCGTGCCGCCAGACAGCCACCGTTTTGTGGGCCAAATCACAGTGGGATGGGCGCAGCAGCCGGAAAACCTTGACCAAGTTCGTTTCATGCTGGAGATCGCCAGCGCTATGCTAACCAAAAGGGGTAATTGATATGGATTGGCTTAAACAAATCGCACCCACCATTGCCACGGCAATGGGTGGCCCACTGGCGGGAATGGCTGTGTCGGCCATCTCAAAAGCCATTGGTGTTGACCCTGACAAAGTTGGTGACATGATCTCCAACAACAAGCTGTCGGCAGAGCAGATCGCCCAGGTCAAGATCGCCGAGATTGAGCTTCAGAAGCAAGCGCAAGAGCTGGGCCTGAACTTTGAGAAGCTGGAAGTTGAGGACCGAAAGTCAGCGCGGGAGATGCAGGCCACCACCCGCAGCCTGATGCCGCCCTTGCTTGCTGGCGCGGTGACCATTGGGTTCTTCGGCATCATGGTGATGATGTTTTTCAATCAAATCGACAGCGGCAACCCCGCTATCTTGATGATGCTGGGCAGTTTGGGTACGGCGTGGACGGGCATCATCGCGTATTATTTCGGCTCATCTGCCGGGTCGCAGGCCAAGACCGACATTCTTTCTAGGACAGCAAAATGACCGAAGACCAACTCAAGGAAATGCACATCGACCCGTCTTGGCTGGAGCCTTTGACCGCTGCGTTTCAGCGTTTTGACATCAGCACCCCCGAGCGCCAGGCTGCGTTCATTGGTCAGTGCGCCCATGAGTCAGGCGGGTTCAAGACCCTGCAAGAAAACCTGAATTACAGCGCCAAAGGGTTGCACGCCACTTGGCCAAGCCGCTTCGCGTCTGAAGCGGACGCACAACCTTTCCACCGCAACCCCGAGAAGATCGCCAACAAGGTCTATTCTGGCCGGATGGGCAACACTGAGATGGGCGATGGCTGGAAGTATCGTGGCCGGGGGCTGATCCAGTTGACAGGCAAGGACAACTACCGCCTTGCCTCTGACGCCTTGGGCGTGGACTTTGTGGCCAATCCTGACTTGGTGCTGACCAAGGAAAATGCTGCCCTGACGGCAGCCTGGTACTGGAACAAGCGCGGCCTGAACAAAGAGGCCGATGCCAAGGACTTCACCGGGATGACGAAGAAGATTAACGGCGGCGTTATCGGCTTGGAAGATCGCATCGCGCACATCAACACAGCCCTTAACGTCTTGACGGCATAAAACACATGACACCAGAACTGCAAAAGTACTATGAAGCCAGGTTTGACCTGTTTTCCCAAGAGGGTTGGCTTGACTTGATGGAAGACGTAGACGTAATGTTGGAGGCGATGAATAATGTCTCTACCATTGCGGATGAAAAAAGTCTACAATTTCGCAAAGGCGAGATTTCCATCCTGACTTGGCTGAAAACCCTGAAAGGGGTCAGCGAACGAGCATATGAGGATTTGAATGAGAAGAATGTTTGAATTTGCCTGCGATTGCGGGCAGCGCACTGAGGCACTGGTTGATTATGAGACAGCCAGCGTGCAGTGTGGGTGCGGGGGGCTTGCCCACCGCATCATAAGCGCACCGAAGTTCAACCTTGAAGGTTGGTCTGGGCACTTCCCATCCGCTTACGGACGGTTTGAGCACAGGCACACTGAAAAGTTGAGCGCCGAGCGCAAAGCCAACTCATAAGCGCCCAGCGCCGAGTTGATTATCCTACAACCATTTTGGCAGGAACATAAATATGTTGATTGACAATGAATCTGAGCCGCTAGGCGAACTCGAAATTGAAGAAACGAAATCCGATCTTCCTGAGAAATACAGGGCCAAAAGTTTGGAAGAAGTTGTGCGGATGCACCAGGAAGCTGAAAAGCTGATTGGCAAGCAGGCCCAAGAGGTCGGCGAAGTCCGTAAATTGGCTGACGAGTTGCTCAAGCAAAACCTCAGTTCTAAGCAGCAACGTATTCAGGAGGAAGAGCCTGAAGTTGACTTTTTTGAGAACCCTCAAAAAGCAGTTCAAACGACGATTGATAGGCACCCAGATGTTCTCGCGGCCCGCCAGGCGGGTCAAGATTTCAAACGGATGCAGATTCAGCAAAAGCTGGTGCATGACCATCCCGACTACGCACAGATAGCCGGGGATGCGGATTTCCAAAACTGGGTGAAGTCTTCGCCCGTGCGTTTGGGCCTATATGCAAAAGCTGATGGTGAGTTTGACTATGATTCGGCGAATGAGTTGTTGTCCACCTTCAAGCAGCTTCGCGGCGTCAGGGCCAAGGAATCCGAACAGGCAAGTACTGCTGTGCGGACCAAAAGCATGAAAGCTGCGCAAGTTGATGTGGGTGGCTCCGGCGAGAGTTCAAAACGAGTCTACCGACGAGCCGACCTCATTCGTCTCAAGATGACAGACCCGGCAAGGTACGAAACACTGAGTGATGAAATCATGCAGGCGTACTCTGAAGGGCGTGTTCGATAATTTAACTTTGGAGCTTTTACTATGGCAAACGCAGCATTTTCCCCCACCAATTCGGTAACCACCACCTCCGCAGCAAACTTCATTCCAGAAATCTGGTCTGATGAAATCGTTGCTTCTTACAAGAAAAACCTCGTCTTGGCCAACCTGGTCAAGAAGATGTCTTTCAAAGGCAAGAAGGGTGATACCGTCAACATCCCTAGCCCAGCCCGTGGCAACGCCTCGGCCAAAGCCGCTACTGATGCCGTGACTCTGATTGCAGAGAGCGACACCCAGATTCAGGTGCTCATCAACAAGCACTTTGAATACAGCCGCTTGATCGAAGACATCGTTGAAGTGCAAGCCCTGACATCGCTGCGTTCTTTCTACACAGAAGACGCTGGCTATGCCTTGGCCCGCCGCCTCGACACTGACTTGGTTCAGTTGGGCCGCGCCTTCAACGGCGCTACTATCGGTACTGATGACTACGCAACCAGCGCCAGCTCCACAAAGGCTTACGTTGGTTCGGATGGCACCACTGCCTACAACAGCTCCAGCTCCAACGCTGCTGCTTTGACTGATGCTGCTATTCGCCGCACCATCCAGCGCCTGGACGACAACGACGTTCCTATGGACGGCCGTTTCTTCCTGATCCCTCCTTCGAGCCGCAACACCCTGATGGGTCTGGCCCGTTACACCGAGCAAGCGTTCATCGGCAACGGCGACGCTATCCGCAACGGTGAAATCGGTCAGTTGTACGGTATGGCTGTGTTCGCTTCGTCCAACGCCGACACTGGCGCTGGTAACAGCACCACTGACCGTATCTGCTTGATGGGTCACAAGGACTCGATGGTGTTGGTTGAGCAGATCGGCATCCGTTCGCAGACTCAGTACAAGCAGGAATACCTCGGTACCCTGTTCACTGCTGACACTCTGTACGGCGTGAAGGCTCTGCGCACTGCGGCGTCTGCATCGGCTGCTAACGCATCCGGCGCTTACGCTTTGGCTGTTCCAGCCTAATGAATAGCCCCCGGTCACAAGCCGGGGGCATCTTTTTCTAGGAGATTCAAATGGCTGCTGCATCCGCAATCGTTTCCCGTCGGGGAAATGACCAATTCCGAGGTATCTTTTCGGATACTTGGGCTGTTACCTGCACTTTGGACACTGCTGAGATTGCAGACCAAGCTGCGGCTACTGACACCGTTGCTATCCCTGGCGTCGCCTTGGGTGACATGGTGATCGGCATGTCGGCTGGCGTAAGCGAGGCAGGCGTTGTTCGCCGCGCCTACGTGTCCGCCGCAGGCACCGTGACTATCGCCACAACCAACACAACTGGCGCGGCTGTTAATTTGGCTTCCACGACTGTCAAGTTGGTCATTGGCCGCGTGGTCTAATTAGTAAGGGGGCTTCGCGCCCCCTTTCTACAGAAAGAAAATCATGGCTACATTTCGTTGTTTAGCAAGTGGTAATACGGTGACGTTCACTTTGCAACACGACATTGACTCGATGCGCGGCCACGGCGGCTACGTTCTGGTTGATGAGCAAGGCGAACAAGTGCCGGTCCAAGAGGCCAGCAAAGAATTACCGATGACGGCTCCAGTGCCCGTAAAGCGCATGGGTCGGCCTCGTAAGATAGTGGACGTAATAATCTAAGGAGCACATCATGTACGGCAAAGCCCCCAAAATGTCTGAATCCAAGAAAAAAGTCACACCTGTAACGGTGATGATCGCCGTGGGCAAACCAAAGCCAATGCCAAAACGTGGCCAGCGCACCATGACCAACAAAATGGCGAAGAAAGGCAAATAATGTCTACCTTTCAACTTGACCCAAACAATGTACCACTCGGCGTCCCGAGCTTGGGCACCACACAAATTTTTACTGTCACCAACTCCAGCGTTCAATCAACGGCGTTCGGCGCAAATACCACGATGATTCGCGTGTCTTGTTCGTCGGGGCATTGCCATTTCGCAATTGGCACAAACCCAACTGCAAACTTGACAACATCACCGATGATGCCTAACAACTTTTCTGAGATTATCCGCGTCAGCCCAGGCCAAAAGATCGCGGTTATTAAAGATGCTACGGTGGCTGCATCAACATTTTCTGTGACGGAGTTGGTATGAAAACCAAAGCCGAAAAGAAAATCAGCAAGGTCATGCGCGAGTTCAAGGCTGGTGAACTGAACTCCGGCAAGGGTGGCCCTATTGTCA